GGCGCGGCAACTATCAACCAGTATGCGGCCCTTGGCGTCCCGTTCGGCAACGACCTTGTGCAGAAACTTAATCAGGCTTCCCAACAGTTGCAGAACGGACAGCCCGTAAGCCAGCAGCAGCTTGCTGACATTCAGGCTTCCCTGCCCAAGACTACCCCGGAAGGGATGGAGGCCGCAGTACAGTTTATGAACCGATAAAGACTTGAAGCCATGGAAATAAACAGAGCAATAACCAGTGTTTGGACCGTCGTGGTGAAGGAGGATGAAGTCCTTGACCGGTTCATAGACGAGACTATTCGCGAAGCAGAGAAGCGGGCAGACGGGAAAGAGTTCTTCCCCATAGCCGGAGACGATAACAAGTCTGACCTGCATCGCTATTACTGCGGTGCCCTTGCGGAGTTGTCAGCCCTCCTTGCCCGTCGTACCAGAAGGGTTGGCGGCGGTATCGGCAACGAGACCGACGAGACCACAAAAATGATTACCACCACCTTCTTCATGCCGATGAGCGCAAACCATGAGGACAGCCTTCTGGAAGGGCTTGGCGCACACTGCCTTGACTTTCTTGTGGCCCGTCTCATGGAAAAGTGGGTGGGGCACGGAAGCAATTACGGAGCCGAAGACGAAAAGAACATGATCCGGCAGATTATCCACTACCGCCGTTTCCCTATCGAAAGACCTTTCAGACCCCTATAGGAGAGCCATACTATGTATACCAAACTTGTTCCAGGACAAATTATCTTCTACTTCCCCCACAAACTGCTCTTTGAGAACGTGCAGCATCAGTCGGCCTTTATGTGCAAGAACATCGTGTCCAAGGAGGGCGAAGACCTTTCCGAGCGCTTTGCCATCACGGACGATGAAAAGCCCATGTTTGAACTCTGCGTTGATGAGTCCATGCCCGACATATACGATGTTATGAAGGTGCTTACCTATGGCATATCTGACGCCTTGCACAATGCCATTACCGGAGCCGATTTTATCCAGATGAGCACAAAGCTGGTTGACCTCACGGATATTGATAATACGGAGAAGTATGTAGTCCTCCGCATCAACGACCACGAGGCTTACAATCCCAATACCGTAAAGCTGGTGGATTCTGCGCTCCGCTCATCCATAGAGCAGGGTGTCCTTGCCAACTTCTACATGCGTGTAACACACCCGGAGCTTACAAAGATGGCCGCAACTATGTTCACGGGGCAGTTGCGGGCTCTTGGTCTGCGAATTCTCGCGCTTCGGAAAAAGTCGCGCTTTCCTTAGAAGCTGGCTTCGCCGCCGTTTCTTGTATGTACAGTGGAGGATATCTTGTGAGGGGTGTCCTCCACGATTTTTACCGGCTCCATCTTGTTGAAGGCAATATAATTTCCCACGGCGGTGGTGTCCTGCACATCATCGTGCGTTCCTTCCATGGCCTCAATCTTACCACCCGGGGAATTCATCAGCCACATGGCTTCATCGGCCGCATCCTGGGAATACTCCATATAGTCCCCTTCCCTCAGTCTCACCGTATAATCATCGTAGGCCATATACTTGGTCTGCTTGTTCATGTGCCAGCCGATGTGTCTGGTTTCTTTGTCTTTGGTATTATCCGGCGTCGTCCTGCGGCGGTATAGATTCTCATAGATGCCTCCAAGAGTGTCGAGAACCGTAAAGGTGTGGTCTCCTTCCGACTTGTCGGCATCGTCCGATTTTTTGTTTTTCGTGTCATAGGTGTTGGATTCTATCACCAAGAGCGCGTCATCGTAGAAGTGTGCCACCATAGCGGCCCTGTACGCAAGGATATCCGGGTCTACATGCATCCTCCAGAGCGCAGCCCTTTCCAATGCGCCGAACTCCTCCGCCATGGACAGCCGGTCAAAGACGGAAATCACGGACCAGTCGGCCCTTGGGCTTCGACCACCAACGTCAACGGTGACAAGGAAGCGGTTCTTCACTTTCTTGCCCTCTGGAGCAAAATCCGTAGGCTTAATCCAGATTTGGAAGCCTTCTGAACCAAGTGTGTCGTTGGGATAGAGTTTCAGGTTCTCCAGCACTTTAGGGCCGATAGTGGCGTCACCGCGAAGTTCGCCGATGAACTGAGGCTCCTTTGTGTATTGCTTGAGCCAGGTGAGAAGATCCTCGGTAAAGTACCGGCCGCTCTTGGACTGGAATGCTTCCTCCGCGGTGGTTGGATATTCGGACTTCATCTGGAAATCCGTCCAATGGTTTTCGGTCTTGGTGCAGTTGTACCAGAATATTCCCTCCAGGGTTGCACCCTGGTCCCACTGCCACCAGTTATACTCGCTCCACGTCGCAACAAAGTCTTCCGTGCATGAATACCGGCTGAAATAGTTGCGTGTATAACGGGAATCCACATACCAGGCGACAAAGACGGGACGGATTCCTTTGTTACCCTTTTTCACATTCTCACATGCAGCAAGGTACTGACGGTGGAAATAGTTGCCGATGCCCTTTGCAGTAGACTCCATCACAATCATCGTTCCCGGCACGTTGGGGACGGTGGAGTAGAGGGCCATGGCCATATCGTCACCTTTCACTTCCTTGGTGTCTTTCCAAAGTCCGACCTCGGACATGTGGACCATGGAGAAGTCAAAGGAGCGCAGGGCATCCGGCTTGGTGGCGGAACCTATCTGCACACGGCACCCGCGTTCCGGGATGATTCTTATGAGTTCCGTGTTCTCGAACCGGCAGAATGTACGCCTCTTGCACCATTTCGGCCTTCTGGCTATGAAGTTCTTGTACATGGTGCGGATATTCACGGCCTGAGACTGATTGAGGGCGACGATACAGGAATGCCAGTTCTCAAACCATTCGTCCTGGAGCCAACTCATATACCCTTCCGTATCTGTTGAGCCGCCCCACTGACGAGCCTTAACCAGCAGTACGCGGATTGGCTCTCCGTTGAGGCGCTGCCTCTCATATTCTTTGGTGAGGATACGCTGACCCTTGTTCAGAAGAAGCGGGATATATGTCTTGGTCTCCTTGTCCTGAATCCTCAACACCATATAGGCGTAGAACTCATAGTCGTATTTGAGACGGATATGGAACAGTTGCTCCTTGATTTCCTCCAAACTATCTTCCGTCACTTCCTCCCCCGCCGCTTTCAGCAGACCTTCCGCTCCCTGATAATGCAGATAGCTCATCACAAAATCATCGCGGAGCATTTCGTTAGGAACCCAGAACGTCTCGCCCTCTATATTGAACGGAGAGCGCGGGACGACCTCGCTAGCCGAATCCCCCCTGACAGGATCATAGACACGAAAGTAATCCTTCCGGCGCTCCTTGTTCTTGTGGAGCATCGTCTTTATGTCTTCGTGATTAACTATCATCCTCCACGCATTCTTTCAGCAGTTCAATCAGCCGCTTGTTCTTGTTGACAGTTTTCTCCAGCCTGCTATTTACTATTTGCAGTTCCGATATAAGGGAAATAGCGTTCTGATGGAGCGCAGATAAATTCACATTATGTGAACTTTTCTGTTCAGAGATTATATTTAGCAGTCTCCCCTGACTGATTCCGTAGCGAAGATTCACGGCATCGTATGCAGAGAGGCGAGCCTTCTCAGGATTCAGCCCTTCACGAATCCTGTGGCCGAAAATAGCATAGAAAAATGTTACTATTTCCCTCGCCTTCTCTTGGTTTTTCATTGCGTTTAACTACTAACTGTACAAAGATAATAATATTTCTTCAACTTTTCACGAAATGTGAACTTTGCGCATTGAAATAAACATATTTTTACACCGAAAAATTTTCAGTTCTATGGCAGATAATACAAAAACACCTCCTGCTGAAACTCCGGCCATGCCGAAGTACCGTGAAAGATTGCAACGGCGCTATGCCGATGCCAATCCTCAGACCGACCAGGACTGGGACGATTTGATGGAACGGGCTCTTACGGAGGATGAAGAAAACGTTAAAGTCCTCCAGGACATTCTTGATTCCGACAAAGACCTCAATACCGTGGTCTCTGAAATGATTGTCAACGGTACTCCGTTCCGTGCCGCAGTTGCCAAATACTTCGACCCGGAAGATCTTGTTGCGAAGGAGGGCGACGAGGACTATGAGTACTACCAGAAGTCTACCGACGAGCGCAAACGCATGGGCCAGGAATTCCGTGCCCGTGGCGAGGAAAAGCGCAAGAACACCAAGGACGCCTACGACAACATTGACAAGTTTGCCGAGAAACAGGGCATGGATGCCGCCGCCAAGGAAGCTTTCATCGGCTTTGTCAACACTTTGTACAACGACCTCTCCGTCCTCAAGCTCACCCCGGAAACCCTTACCAAGCTTTACAAGGCAATGACCTATGATGAGGCTGTGGCAGAAGCAGCCGAGACGGGCGAGATTGACGGCAAGAACGCGGCCATCGAAGCACAGCGTGTCCACGCGACCCGCACTACGACTGGTGACGGTGTTCCCACTCCACAAGGCGGTAGCGCTCCTGTGAAACCGAAACCGCAAAAGAGGCAGTCCCTTCTTGAAGGGCTTCCAGAAAAGAAATTCTAAAAGTTCAACCATAAAATCCCTGAGGAAATGAAATTTGAATCAACCAAGTATCGCTTCATGCGATTCATTGAAGGTCCCGGTTCTTCCGAAGTGACCCAGACCGCCCCCGGTGAGCCTAACGGCACCACCGTTGTTTCCAAAATCCCGGATGGCACCCAGGAGCCCGGTATCGGCACTGAAGAGCCCAACTATCTTGAAGACGACCTTGACAAGCAGATTATCAAGATTCGTCCGCAGGACACCCCTATTGACACCTTCACCCGCACCATCGCAAACGTGGTAAAGAGTGAAAGCTGGGAGGCCGGCGGCTGGGAAATCGGCGTCCGTGAAACCCGCGACGCGCTGAGCCAGGCCGAAGAAGCTGGCACCACAACTCTCCACGTCAAGAATGGAGATATGTGGAAGCCCGGTGACACCTTCATTGTGCACACTGTAGACGGCGATGGAAACGACACAGGCATCCTCAAGAATGCAGGCGTTCCCGTTTCCGGTATTGTCAATGCCGTCAATGGCAATGTCCTTACCGTTCGCGGAACCAACTATCTCTCCGCCGCCGGTATCATCGGCCAGAGCGCAGCCCTGCCAGCCATTGCCAATAAGAGCATCATCGAGCGCCTGTCTCCTGCCGTTTCCGAGCTTGAGGCTTCCGTGGAAGGCTTCGCCATGCAGCCTGCATCCCGCAAGTACTATAACCAGGTCCATATGACCCAGGTTGAGGAATCCGTCATCCACGCCCTTCTCAAGAAGAAGGTTGCCATGGACTTCTCCGTATACAAGGAGCAGACCCTGTGGGACTTCAAGCGTGGCATGGAGCTTTCCAACCTCTTCGGCGTCGGTGGTCTCACCAAGAACGCCAAGGGCGAACTCGTCCACCTCGCAACCGGTCTCTGGTGGCAGATGGATCGCGAGAAGAGCCTTGGCAACAGTCTGACCGACTACAAGTGGAATGAGTTCGGCAAGTATATCTTCGAGGACAACAACGGTG